AGGTTATATAACAATCTGTATCTTTATATACATTGTTAACTTTACCCTCTCTTGGCATATCAAATCCTAACATATACACATTATCTATATCTTTATTTTCTTCTATCGCAACTCTGACAGCGGTAGGGCCTGAACTCCAACCTAAAAACTCACCATCAAAAAATGTATCTAAATCTTGAACCTTATCATTTTCATCAACCCAAGTAATCCATAAACCAGCATTACCTAGTTTCTGTCTTACATCACCTTTCGGTAATCCTTTAAACTTTGTCAATATTTCTAATATTGCATCTTTAAATCTCTCTGGGTCTATTCCGTGACAAACTAATTGTGTTTTATTACCTTTTTCATTTTGGTGTAGAAACTTATCTACTGTGTCTAAACCTAAACTCTTTAGTTGTTCATTTAGTTGTTGCATACTTGATTGTTCTAATCCAGTATATTGCAACATCTCAAAGAATTGTTCTGGTAACAGTTTCCATTGTCTAAAATAACATTTGTTATTAGAACAATAACCAGATGAATACACCTCGTGCATCATAGCCCAATCAGTTGATATTAATCCATCTGGTTGGAAATCTCTATAAAGTGCATTACACCCATAAATCTTTCCCCATTGTCTAAATTGTTTTAGGTCATATCCGTCTCTTGATTCACCATTACCAAGTACAAATACATTTTTAGGTTTACTCTTGTCCACTATAAAATCCAATAAAGATAATTGATGCATCACTCAGTATCAGATGGTTTCCCATCAAAATCATCATTGTACATATGTTTTTTTTTGAAAGCGTGAACATTATCTACTTCATCAATGTCCTCAAGTTCATCATCTAAGTCACCAAGAACATCACCATCTTGTTCTATTCTAGGTTCTGTAATTGATACTGATATGTTTTCATAACCACAACCTTTTAAAAAGTTACTAAACTTTTCCTCAAGTTGTCCTAAATCGTTTTCTTCCATAACAACTTCAACTTCTACTCTCTCTTCAGAATCAAAATCATCTTTCATTTCATTTGTTTTTATAAATGTAAATCTTTGTTCCACATCTATCTCCTAAAGTTTCTTCTGTTTTTAACAAAAGCCTGTTTGTTCATTTCTTTAAGTCTATCTCTAAGTCCGTCATTATCTTTTTTTAAATATGCACAGTCTGTCGTTAGACTTTTAATTTTCTTTTCCATACCTTCAAATTTAGAACGATAAAAATCTCTTTCTCTTACTAAAGATTCGTTAGATTGTTTTTGTTCCATTTTTACTCCAAGTTAAGATTAATATTGTATGTGTTGTAGTTGTTTTGATACTCTTCGCACATAATCATCTCTGACTAAATCACCCTCGTGTATAAACATATCACAAGAACAATATGCACAATTTTTACCTTGTAATAAGAAATTCAAAACTGTATGTTTAAAGTTCTTCATATCATCATCAAAAGGTTTTAATGGTAAAGTATCAATACCATTATTCTCTAAAATCAATATGGAATTAGTAATAAAAGAAGATTGACTCTTATGTTCTAATTTCATATGTTCAAGAAACTCAAAATATTTCTGTACATTAACATTGTATAAACTGTATAAAACCGAATACACCGTTCCTAATTGATGGTGCAATTCATCTGACTCAAATAGGTCAGCTACATCTGACACCATACCCTCTGGTGTTATATCATTGATTGCACCTTTATCCCACAAAAAATTCCAATCACTTCTTAACATATATTCTATGAGATTTTTCAAATTTCTGGGGTCACCACCATCTTTTACATAACTTCTTCTTTCACACTCATAATCCATCTTAAAGTAATACTGTTTATTTACTGCATCATAATTAATTACTTCTATAACATTCACAGATGATTTTTTAAAACATCTAGAATTACCACTTATAGTTTTTTCTTTTACACTACAAGCACCAATATAATCTGGAAAAAATGGTTGATATCTTTCTTGAAATATTCCCACTTTATTTTTCCAACTTTTTCTACATACAGAATATCCTAGATAAAATATATTTGTATTTTGTATCATATCAAATTCAGAATCATCTGTAATATCTTTTTCTAGTAGTTGATGATGAGTATAAGGTATACCTAAACCTTTGTAGTAATGTTTGTTACCTTTCCAAACTCTACCACCACAATGAGTTAAATCATCGTTGATTTCTAATCTATTTACCTCTGTACCTTGTATATCGTATATTGATGTTGTATGCATTATTTTTTATTTTTTGTTAAATTTAGAACTTTCATTTTATACTCTGTTTCATTAATTGTCAATAGTGAATCGTAATTATTTAATTTATTTCTATGATTGGGCCAGATGATATTTTCACTTATTTTTTTATCCCAATCTTTTTGATAGTTTACTAACTTGTTTAATATAATCATTGTTTCTATATTGATTCTTTGTGATAGATAATTTCTAAACAATATTGGGTGTTGTCCGTTTTCAACAGTAAATAATTTATTAAAATCTGTAACTTGATTTAACAACAAGTTCATATCTTGTTCAAACATATATTTTAATGATTGATGTCTTTTTTTCCAATCTGTAAAGTTTCTGTCATTGAACTCACCGATATAACCTTTTTCATTTTTTAAAAAATTAGATACAAAAAAGTCTTGTGTATCATCACCATACTTTCTTGCAACTTTACCAAAAAAATGTTTGTCTTTTCTTTTTAGATAACTAGATTTACTAGCTCTAGTTTTACCACCATACTTTGTAAAGTCGTAGTCTGAGTTGAAATGTGCTTTCAAACCCATATAAATTTTAAATGCATTAAAGGCGTCCATAATATGAATCATACTGGTAGTTTACCCATTTTAGGTAAAAAGTTTAAATCTCTTGCGTTTGCTTCTATTTTATCTTTAAGTGGTTTTTGGATTAGACCAGTAATTGAATCTGGTTCTATTTCATTCTTGATACAATATTCTAGTATCGCATCCATATGTGTAATATTTTTTTCTCTGACTTGAGATTCTATGTATATTGAAAATGTTTTTGGTGTCATTATGTATTCACAATCTAAATAAAAAAAAGGGTGGGTTCAAACCTTGAAGGTATTATATCCCACCCCTTATTCAATGAAATTACTTCTCAGCGCAAGCGTAAGAATTAATCTCTAGTCCTACTGAAATTTCAGTAATAGTTGGTTTTGACCAAGCCATAGTTATTCTCCTAACTAGTATGGAGTGCTGGTTGCCTTGGGCCGCAGACCACTCATTATTAAATGGTGAGTATTCTGTTACTAGGAACTCACCGAACCCTATCAGATTAAGCTGCGAGAGCGTAATCTTGAGATGCAAAGTTATCGTTTGCGTTTATCGTATTGACCTATAAGGAAGTCAACCCATACTCTCCAATAACTCTTAAATATCTGTCAACCCTATTTCACCCCCTCATTAGGGGTTTTGGTGGAGGTGGAGGGTACTGCCCCCTCGTCCAGTCTATCTCCAAATTATCTTCATCAAGTATCTCTATATCTATAATTTACATTTCTGTAAGTTATATGAATGAACTATTAATCATCATATACCAGTTTTTATGGTATTATAATACATATTTAACTCTTTGTCAAGTAGATGTAAATATTGATTTTTATTTTTTACAAATTCTTGTACTGTACCATCTTCAGTAACCACTAAAATAACTATCTGTTGTATCTCTTGTAATGTTCTTTCTTGATACATCTCTGCATATGCAGAAGCTTGTATGTAATAGTTTTCGTTCCAACTATCTTCTCGTTCTTTTGTACTTGTTTTAAAATCAATGACAGATAGAACTCCGTCCCATTCTGCAATACAATCTACTCTACCAGCGATTTTATAGAAGTTGTGCCATAGTGTTTGTTCTTGACAATGCACTAATCCAATACACTCATCTAAATATGGTTTTAGTTGTGAGAACAAACAATAAGATAGAAACCTACCTTTTTTATATTCATACCAATCTTTGTTCTCATAACCATTGTCTAAATATTTTTCACAAAAATGGTGTACTTGAGTTCCTCTGGTTGCAGATTTTCTTGCAACATAGTTTGCAACATCTTCACCGACTCGC